TATACAGTTTTTGAGCGATCGGGTTATTCTTAAGTTGTTCCTTCGCGACATCCAATCCAGTAGCACCAGAAGAGGCATACGGGTTAGGAGCATCCTTATAAGCGTTAAAGTTGTGATACGGAACTTGGTTGTATTGTTGCGTCCAGCCACCGCTCATAACGCCGTCGCGACCATCAATACGGCTCGTATCGGCACGAACACTGGTAACTAAGCCCGTCGCCTTCAAAGGAGCCTCACGGACATTCATTCTTCCAGCATTCGCGGGACGATTGGGGTTACCACGACGATCATCGGCACGGAATCCATACCGTTGAAGTTGTTCGGGTGTGTAACCGAAACCTCTCTTGTTTTCCAAAGCAAGGTTTGTCGCCGGGGCAACGTTATGACCATTGTGGAAATTACTAATACCCGGAGCCGGTTGGTTGTTATAGTAGAATTGTTGAGTATGTTCGTCGTTCTTGAGTCGGGTGATATCTTGAGGATTGGTTAAACCGCTAACCACGCGTTTAGCCGGGGCATAACCTAAACCGTCTGTTCGTAAGCCAGTCTCCGAACGATTGGTAGTTCGCATCGTGCGTTGATGAGACGGGCGAGTCCGGGCACCGGACATGCCTTGAGCATAGCCACCCGCATTCGGAAGGCGATCCGGAAGGAATGCCGTCTTTTCGGGCATATTGTGACCAACGGTCGGTGTGGCCGATCTGAGACCACCACTCACGTCGTGTCCTGGACCCGTAATACGACCCGGTAAGTGTGTAAGCTTGTGGGCACCAACGAGAGTCGGATTAACACGGAAAAGTTGTTGAAATCCACCCGTCGCCGGAGCATCCGGATTACCCAAACCAGGACCAATGAGTTGCTTCTCAATAGGTGCCAGGTTGTTCATCTTACCCTGATCGTACATACGTTCCCGCATGTCAAGGACTTCCTGACCACCGCTTCTTGGCATGGGAGCCATATCAGAGAAACTAGCCATCTCCTTCTTCTGGGATATTTCTGCTCTAGGGGCAAATTGTGTTTCATTAAATTTAGGAACTTCGTCGGAAAGAGTCGGTTCAGAGGGAGCTTCGATAATTTCTTCCTTGGGGACTGACTCTTCTGGATTCGATTCAGTACTCAAGGCTCGCCCAGCATATACGAGGCCGGCAACCGCTAAGATAGAAATAGGATCAGCCATTCTTATATTATCAAAACATTTTTAATTACTTGGAAGGTAAGTATCGCTTGTCAAACAAACCGTTCTGAAGATCCGCACGAGTACTCGCCGGACTATTGTAAGCAACAGATTGGGGCGGCAAAACGACACCCTTGTCTTGGACCGGGAAGATACCTCGTTCCCAGGTCTTGATCGGTTGCTTGTTGTGTGTAGAAGTGCTTTGCGGTCTTAAACGATCGCTCGTGTCAACATATTGAGCCGGGGCTCCCTTGCCAAATTTGGCAGGCGCCGTGCCGTATAACATCGTATTGGGGCGGGCACCCATGCTGACGGAGCTGGGTTGAGGGTAAACAAAAACATCATCGGTTGCGCTGTTCGTCGGAACTGCCGGGTTTTCAACGAGAGATAATCCGGGCTGGAGTTGGTACGCCATTTATTATTAAGTAAGATTTATTTATTAGACATGTGTAAAACCATGCATACCACTTCTTTTGTCACCATCACTTCCAATTCCTGCAAACGCCTCTAATTGAACACCTCGAGCATTCGGGTTGCATGCAAATTGGCTACCACCCTTGCACGAAACACCCCATTTGGGACCATATAACCATTCAGCAAACGCCGTCTGGTCACCCGGAATCATAGAAACCGGTGCGGTGATAAACTGGCGAGATGCCGCCCTGCGCTGCACCATAGGATGCGGAGAACGAGATCTACCAGCATCAACCGGGACGCGTTGATCCACTAAAGCATTGATAAAGGGACGAACCGACGAATACTCACACGCCGGAGGACGATTAGGATTATCTGTGATGTCTGTCAAAAGAACGTTGCCCATGGGATTATCACCGGACGGCATTTGACACCCAGAGCCCGTAGAACGCGTAGGAACGCCGTATGTCTCTTTAATCATGCTATTCTTGTACATAGCATAAAGAACGGTCAAGCAAGTCGCACCGAGTATAAATATTCGTGCATCCCTGCGAATTAAATATAAAAAGCATGTAGTGTAAATTATAAATCGTGAAGCCGAATTGACACGTTCGGCTGGTGTCTGTTTATTATTAGGCCAAAACTGAGAAATTTTGTCTTGTCGGATGAGCTGTCTTGGATCTTCGAACCAAACCTTCGTCATTTAGTATATCGTAAGTTTATTTTTTCAACATAGTTCCAAACATACTGTTCATAGTTTTCATTAAGGCGGCTTCATCCAAATCACCACCTTCTGTTTCCATCTTATCGGCACAATCCTTGGCGATACCCTCAATCATTGAGAGTGTCTCTGCGGGAATAGCGGTAATAGTGGTACCGAGCATATATAATGTTTGTAAATACTGCCAAATTGCGTCCTTAGTCTTAGTAGATAAGCTATCGTTCCAGTTATCCTTCAAATTAAGATCTTTGAGATATTCAATATTACCAACTTCATTCAATAAGAAAGATTCATCCTTGTTGCTGATTTTATCTGCGTACGGTGTAATCCCCGTCATAAATCCATCAACGACCAATCTTGGATTCGCAGTTTTGGCCAATTCCAATTGAGCCATAAATTTTTTAATACCCTTCTCCTGTGGGAAAACCTTATGTAATTCCACAAGAAATTGTGACATCATATCCGTAAAAGCTGACACGCTCGCCATTTTTTATGTATATAACTACTATCTAATCTTTAAGTTTGAGTTTAAAACGGTTCCGTCGAGATGGTCTCACGTTGTCCGACACCCATCGAAACGATGAAATACACAAGTATAGCGACTAACGCCGCCGGCTTTGTGTATGCGCTCGGTTGTAATTTACCCTCCTTGTTAAGCTTCGCTTTCGCATGTATGTATCCTGCTGTGATACCTCCACCAATAGCGGCTGCCCAGATCGGGTCTCTCAGGTAGTCAGAAAGTTCCATTTAATAATAGCCAACTTTTTTTGTTCGGCGTTCTGGGGCATCACCAAATAACACACCGTCATCTGTCGGGGGATTTACTTCCTGTTGTTGCATGGAAGGGTCACGGACGGTTGGAATCGTTCTAAACTCATTATCGAGAGCAGACGTTTGTTCCTCCGTGGTTTCTCCCAGTTGAGGCATCTCTTCGCCGCCTTCTTGAGGCATGTCCTCCATTGTTTCCTCCATGGGAGGTTGTTCTTCTTCTCCTCCCATTTGATTTCCGATTTCACTAACATCGGCACCGTCTGGAAGAATTCCAGCTTCCCCTCCTCCATCTTCTCCATCATAAATGTCCGGATCTTCAGCATCACCATCATGAGTGCCATCGAGATCGATGTCCCTACTTTCTTGTGACATATAAGTTTGTAAGATTTGTTGAACAGGTATGAGATCCTTCACACTATTTTCGATACACGGAATAAAGCGGACCGCCAGTTGTTCATCTCTCGCGTATTCGCTTTGATTTTCTTGGAATACATAGGGATCTTTATACAGATCCTTAGCCGCTAAATTATAGCAAGTTTGAATAAATATTTCATTCGTTGGTAACTTCAAGCTTATCTTCTTGTTGTCCGATTTAAGACGAACAGCCGATAAAATCTTAGTACAAGCGACAAAAACTGCGGCAAGGAGATCCGAATACCAAGCACATCTGGATGTGATGTTATCCGCGTGAGTCTTTGACATATTGTCACTCCAGTTCGGAACTTCCTTCAGTAGTTTCTGAAACATTTGTAACACTTTTCTGCCTTTAGACATTTTTACAGCTTCGTCGTACATAATAGAAAAAGTCTCTATCATAACCGGAACCATCAGGTGGCACATTTGGCCGAGGTATTCTTTTTTCGCCTCGACTAAAACATTCAAGTTATCCATTTATCATAGAGTGTGTTTTTAAAAAATAAATTTAGTCGCACTGTTTTCACGACCTGTATTTGTTTGCTGCCTTTCTGAGATTGGCAAAACTAGGTAATTCTATATCATCAAACGTATCTTCATCGTCCTTAACTTTGTCAGGTTTTTTGGTCTTGGGTATGAACCAAGATACATATATATCTATTTCCGAAACCCGTTGAGTCGTAAATCCAGCTCGTATAAGTTGTCTATCTATGTATAATGCTGCCTGAGATCTATCGAACGCTGGATAACCCATGACGTATGTTGGTATCCTGAGAAATATCTGCTTATGGCCATATTCTGCGCTCTGTTTTATCTTGGTCGAAAATTGTTCATATATTTTCATATACAATTCCTTTTTGATCTGTTTTCGATTTTCTTCAATACGCTGAACATCATCAAGATTGATCATTAATATTACTTAATTTTGTTTTTGGCGCTTTCCAACTCACTCTTCTTGGGTAAAGCGGCTCTCTTTATAAGATCGTAGCTTATAAATTCCTGACCTTCCTTACCCTCTGTGAATGCCTTGATCGCTTGTTCGTCTAATATTTTGGAATCCATTGGCTGTGTCTGAAGCGACATAACCACAGGAGTCTCTCTGCTAATATCTACATCAACCGTAACCGCAAAACCAAACGCAAATCCACCCTCCTTTACCGTCATAAAGGATGCTTGGTGTATCACTTCCGGTCCTTTATCTTCTTTGTCCTTCTTGACAAATTTTTTCACACCCAGCGTTTCAATAATATAATTACACACCTTTGTCTTCTTTTCAACGGCCGCATTCGTGGCTAAGATGATTTTTTGTATTGTATCGTTGTCCATCTTAACTTCTTCAAATCTGTAATTCGATTTATCGATCGGTTTATCATTGAGAACAATTCCGGTTATGGGATCTGAATATCCTGAGTATCCAAATACTTCCTGATATGTTTCCCTCTTGGAACTCAGAAGAATGACCAGGGCAATAAGTAATAGAGCAACTGTTATCCTCATATACTTATATGCGTTAATTTAATTTCAGAAAATAAACCACTCAATAGTAGATGGCACTCCTAATATTTAGTAGTAAATGTAATCATTCACAAGATGTACTGGAATATATCCAGGAACATCCCCAGCTTAAATCCATGATACAATTTCATAATGTAGATACACAGGGAATACCCCATCAATACGTACAGATATTAAAGCGTGTTCCCAGTCTAATAACGAAAGACGGGAAACTTCTCGTGGGAGGAGAAGTTAAGGGGTGGCTCGGTACGCTGTTGCCGTCGGAGGAATTTGTAGGGTGGGGTTCCGGTGGAACCACATCTACAAATTTAGATGACGCGGAACCGGACAGCTGTATATTTAATTTGGACTCATACGGATCATCACTTAAACCAACTATCACGAGGGAATTACAAGAAAGAATTAACGCCAGTGTAAATGACGCATATAATGACATAAAGAAGTAAACGCAATATTTTATAACATGAAATTGGCTACAATTCAGGCATCCGCATTTAAGTCTTGTTTTGAAGTATTGAAAGATATTCTAAATGATATCAATATATATTTCAAAAGTGATGGAATGAGCGTAACGACACTCGACACGGCGAGAACCTCTCTCATTGATATGTTTTTACCCGCCGATAATTTCGAAGAATACGAATGTAACGAAGAAATCGTCGCCGGTATCAATATATCGAATACATTCAAGTTATTAAAATCTATAACGAGTTCAGATATTTTGAATATTCACATAGATTCAAAAGAATATATGAATTTTGAGATTATTTCCGAATCTAAAAAAACTAATACCAAATTTGAACTTAAACTATTGGATATAAATGAAAATCAGATTGAAGTACCAGAGATCGAAATGAGTACGATTACGACATTACCATCGGTCGATTTTCAGCGTTTGTGTAGGGATATGTCAAATATAGGTACAGAAATAGAGATTACTCGTGAAGGCACTCTCATGAATTTGAGATGTGCCGGGGATTTTGCGAATCAAGAAACGTCAATAACCTGCAATGAAGAAAGCCCGAGGATTTCTGGAATTTATTCATTGAGATATCTTAATATATTCGCAAAGGGTTCTAGTATGTGTTCTAGTGTTCAAATCTTACAAGAAGAACAGAATCGCTTCCTTATTCTGAAGTATAACGTAGCAAACCTAGGAGAACTCCGGTTCTATTTAGCTACTAAGGTACCTTCAGATCAGTAATTTTATTGGTCGAAGAACTCAACACCTTAGACATTCCCAATGAGTTTGTTAATTTAACTTTTGGGTATTTTCTTATAAGCTCGTCCTCGTCCTGGTTTAAAAAGTCTTTTATGAAAATTTCCTGTCCGTGAAAATCGTTTTTGGGCCCAGCATATGTTTTCACCCTTTCAGTAATGTCCTCTAGTGGATTTTCATCGTCATCCACTAAATAGACAGTACTCAAAGGGATACTGAACGAAAATTCGGTATCTAAATCGTCCGGTAGTTTCAAATTCAAATTAGTTGTCGCTATTTTGTAAATCTTCCCGTTATACCAATATCGTATCCTAAGAACGATATTTTTCACTTTTTTAGGAATGTGGTCTTGATAATCGTCCTCGTTCGTAACATTCGCGTAAAACTTCTTACGATCCTGAAACCAAAACTGTGATTCTTGTTTCCATATCTCATGTGTTATGTCTTCATCCTCCTCATCCCCATCATTAATCTGATATTCCATTAATTTGGATTGTATATGATAGTCTGGCCTGGTGGTGACCCATTTATATAACCCATATACCTTCAGTAATACATGGTTTAAAAGATTGACTAACATTATAATATATGGAAGGTAATTTTTTAAGCCGATACAATAACAAAATCCAGGAGTGGGAGGATCTAATAGCAAAAGACCCCCAAAACTCCGGGCTTTACCATTCTGAGATGAGTGATTATATCATAAAGTGTATGCCTTATATGAATCAATATACGGATGACACTGATAAGGTCACGACTGTCGATAACGTATTTAATTGTAAGGAAACTCATGGCCTCCAACGAAAAGACATTTATGTTGATTATTTAATAGACGTAGAAAATCACAATATAAATAGACAAGCCGTGAAAGAAAATATAGACGTCTGTCCGAGATGTCCCAATAGTAATATTATTCACTTTAACGACACTAGTGACCTCACGTGCGATAATTGTGGGTTAGTTGTATCAAAAATGATTAGTCAGGAACTTACATATAGGGAAGAACAAGAAAGTTCAGAGAAAATCGTAAATTACTCATACAAGAGAGAGAATCACTTCAATGAGTGGATGAGTCAGTTCCAAGCACAAGAAATGACTACCATACCACCGGATGTGATAGACGAGTTACGAGTAGAGTTGAAGAAATTGAAGATAAAATCATTAGATGAGATAACTCACGCTAAAATACGAGGTCTTCTTAAGAAATTGAAACTTAATAGATTTTACGAACACGTTCCATATATAACAAACATTCTAAATGGTATTAAACCTCCTAGTATGCCACAAGAATTAGAAGAACGACTTAGAATTATGTTTAAGGACATACAGCGTCCATTCGATGACAATTGTCCTAAAGAACGTAAGAATTTCCTATCATATTCTTATGTTCTATATAAATTCTGCGAACTCCTATCCGAAGATTCGTATCTCCAATACTTTCCCCTTCTCAAATCTAAGGAGAAATTGTACCAACAAGATGTGATTTGGAAGAAGATATGTAATGATCTTCGTTGGGAATTTATACCAACGATATAAAGATTATATTGTATAACCATATATGCCGAATACTATCCACTGTCTGCAACCCTGGATAGTGCGCCAAAGTGTGATCGCTAAAGCAAAGAAGAGGGAAACGTTGGAAGATTTGAAAAAGGAGTTGAAAGAACTCCAAGCAGAGAATAGTAAATTACATATACAAGTAAATCAAATGAGAATGAAACCCAAATGGAAAAAGTCTCCTCAGGTACTAGAAGCGGAAAGAAAACGTCAAACTGAAGTCGATCGTATGCGTTCAGAAATCCATAAACAGATAATGGAAAATGCCTCGCCCATCGGTCACAACATGGCATTAAAAGGAGAAGACCTACAAGAATTTATAGATCCAGACCTATTGGAGAACGGAGACGGATCAATTGATTAAAGATTTAATGACATATGTGTATATATGAGTACGTGGAAACCATCCATGATTAAGTACGATGTTGTTCCCGGTTTCAAAGGGAACATAACCGGAGGACAAAATGATATGATACGACGCGCATCGTCGATGTATCCCAAACCTCCTCCCCGTAAATGGCGCATAGAAGAATGTATAGAAAAGGTTAGCTGGGATCCGAACAGTAAATCTCCTATAACAAAGTTCTATTTACCTCATGGTGAATTATTCAATGCGTTCAAACACAATGCGAAACCAAAATATACATTATATGAAGATCTATATCCCGTGGAACCGAAGCGTAACAAGGTGTCCATTTGGAAAAGAATCATTCGATGGGTAACGAGATCTAAACAATAGGTATAAAGATGTCATTTATTATAAAATAAATGGATGAGCACATTCAGTTCTGTGTAGATGAAGCAAAATATCATCTAGAGAGAGCGAGAGAAATACTCACAGAAGAAATTAAAAACCCAGCTAAATATCACGAGGAAACACTTCATTCTTATAAACTAATGGCGAAGGCATTTCCGGTTCTTGTATGGATGTCACACAACGAATCTCACACTCTTGAAGATTCCCCGGAGGATAATTAATCAAAAGTGCGTTATTCAAACCCGTCAAACGAAGATAATTCCGAGCCTGAATCTCTGACGCTTCTGTCAGGGATTTAATGGTTTTGAATTCTACCACAAGTTCTTTATTTACTATAATATCAGCTCTTAAATTTCCTACATTATGTCCATCAAAATCAATTGGGATGATCCTCTCTGATTCGTATGGTATAGAATCTTTACGAAGCAGAATTTCCATAGCATTATGATATACTCTCTCACTAAAACCTGGTCCTAGTTGAGAATATATTCTATCAGCAAAAAAGCG